CGGCAATTCTTTCTTCTGCCATTTCAAGAGTGATGTAAAGAACATTTCTATTCTGTAGTAAGGCAGAACTGGCAACATGACACATAAAGAGAGATTTTCCCACACCCGTTCCGGCAAGAGCAATATTCAGAGTCTTATTAGGCAATCCACCTTTTGTTATTTTGTTGAAATATTCTAAGTCAAATTCAATCTTATCTTCTTTACGATGATAGAACTCATATCGTTCCTCATAATTCTGAAGATAATCGTGACCTATATTATTATCAAAAGATACTGCCAGAGCATCAGAAAGAATACTGGGAATAGCATCTCTACCTTTTTTATCATCCTTACCATCGGCAATATGAATGGATTCCATAAGTGCCAAGTAAATAGCACGGTCACGACACCACTTTTCTGTAGTATCAAGAATCCACTGCTTATCCACAGGACTGTTATTAAGTTTAGAAAGTAATTCTACAATTTCTTTATTTTCAGTTTCTGTTAAATCTCTACGATTATCAATCTCAATATTGAGTGCTTCTATTGTAATTGAAGAACCATACTTAACGATAAACTCAACAATTTCCTCAAAAACTATCTTTTCTACTCTTTGTTCGTAGTACTCTGGTTGAATAAATGGAATAACTTTTCTGGCATAATCTTCATTAAATACTAAGTTTCTAAGGATTGTAAGTTCAAGTCGTTCCATTATTTTAATTAAAGATTTCGTTTATGATGTGGAACATCGAATACAAAAGTAATTCTAATGTTGTTGCCAATATTAACTGCCTTATGGGGTAGTTTATTATTGAACCAAAAGAGTGTTCCCGGTTCAATAATAATAGTTTCATCCCCAACAGTATACTCGTATTTTCCCTGAATGGAAAGGTGATATCTATCCTTCGTAAGATAATAAGTTCCTTCATCAATATGAGAACCCACTATTTCACCTACAGGAAGTGCCAAGAATCCACAACGACGGAGTTTCTTAAAATACTTTCCCAAGTAATTAAGAATCTCCGTGTGTTTTTCATATGCCGGAGTTTTAATACATATTTCAGTATTCCCAACATATTGACCTTCGGTTTCAACTCCACCCATTATAAGTTGTAATACATCCACAGTAACAGTATATTCTGTGGGGTCTAGTTGTTCAGAGTCTTCAATATCTTTTTGAGAACCCCAGTCTTCGGGATATTGCTTAAGTTGTTCTAATATTTTAGAAACATTTACATTAGTTTTTATTATACGAATGTTTTTCATTTGCCATAACTAAACTCACCTTTAGCAATCACATCAAGTTTTTCCATTACTTCCGGTGTAAAATATTTTTCGGTATTTTTTAAGATTTCTTTGGCATAAAGTTTCTTACCATCAATCTCATAACGACCTGCTACATTCTTCCAGAGTCCACCAAGTTCACCAAGTTCAAGAAGACCGTAGTAACGATCAAGACCGCGATCATCATAATACAGACGGATTTCAACATCTTGATTCTCCTTACTTAAACGGGACTTTTGAGTCTTTGCCCTGATAATGTTTCCAATTACTTCCGTTCCATCTTTTTCCTTTGACTTAGAAAGATAGATAATTGTGGATGCGGCATATTGCAATCCAGAACCTCCAGACATTTGCTTACCACCATAAAGAGACATCGACTCATAGGTGTGATTTGTCACTAGCATAGGAATCTTTGCCTGACCCAGTTTGAGAGTCAGCATACGGAAGGCACCTTTGATAAGTTGTGCCTTAGTCATATCTCTTGTATCCTTCTCTGCCAAGGCATCATTAATTTCTTTATTAGTAGAAAGCATTCCCAGAGAATCTAATACAAAGATACAAGGGTTTCTTTCATCCTCTTTTTTCTTTAGGTAAATATCAACTGCCTTGAGTGTCTTGGTACGGAATTCTTCTACCGTAACTACATTGACAACCACCAGACGACTTGTGTCAACTCCCCTACTTTCCAAAAGGGATTTTGTGATTGCTGCTTCAGTATCAAAATACAGACAGTATCCAGTAGGATTATTATCAAGGAAATTTTTAACGACGGCAAGACTGAAGAAAGTTTTTCCAGTAGAAGTTTCACCAGCGATTGCAGTAATCTTATTCCCAGATACACCACCAAATATACTGCCGGATACAAGAGCATTAAAAATGTACGAACCCGTATCCACATAAGTTTCAGTTTCATCAATATCCGAAGCTAGTTGAGTGTATTCTCCACCAATCTCCTTCACTATATCTTTCAAAAAATCCACAATTCATTCCTCCTTTTGTTTTTGTTTATTGAGATAATTCATTTTATAGCACCAGAGTTTTTGGTAAAGAGCAGTATCTCCACCAATCCTCATAGCACTAATAATAGTATTCAGTTCTTTTTCGTTAATAGGTAAATTCATCAGGTAAAAAATGAATCAAGATTTGTTGTATGTTCGGTTTTCCACCCAATAGAATCCAAAATAGACTTGAGTGGGTCCAAGAAACTCTTCTCAAATTGTAATTCATAATCAATATATTTGTCAAGTCCCAATTCTTTTGGAAATTCGGAGATAAAGGAAATGACATTCTCCTGTATAATATTGGGTTTTTTTAAGAAAATATACTTAACTTTCTCACCATTATTAATAAGTGAATATTTGTTAGTAAGTTTTTTTTCTTTTATGTGATGATTAAACAAAAGAGACCCACGAACGTGAATTGGAGTTCCCTTACTATAGATTCCAGAGTTAGAACTATACTTACGAATATCAGATGCTGTTCTGGGAAAAGCAATTTGCTCCGGTGGAAGAGATTTAAATTCTTGGAGACACTTATCAATAAATCTAATCACCTCATCTTCGGTTCCGCTCATCATAATCTTAAGACCATCCTTAATCATCTTGCGACAAGGTGCCGGAGTTGAAGACTTGACTGCCTCAATACCCATCATCTTCAATTTAGGTTCAGAATATCTAACTCCTTCACTATCCCAGACATTGAGAATATAACGCTTCTTCGCAGTCCAAATTCCACGGTCGGCAATATTCTCCCGCTTCATCTGCATTTTCTGATCATAGGCATTCATATACTCCGCCAGTTCTTGGTAGCAACCTTCAATATACTTTTCAAGTTCCACCTTACAGATCTTATCAAGGAACGAAACAACGCCTTCAGTAGTTTTCTCTCTTCCCTCGTATACAGTTTCAACCAAAGGACCCATATTAAGATAGATGGAGTCAGTATCAGAAGCAATAACATAATCAAAGTCCTTAGTTTTAAGAAGTTTATTGAAATATGTATTCATCTTATTTTCAATCCAACGAATAGCAACTTGCCCCGAAAGAGTAATTGCTTCGGCATTTGCTAGTTTAAAGTACCTAAACCATTCATTCCCGACACTTCCATAGGCAGAATTGAGAGCAATCTTTTTTGCCATTTGGATATTGTTACATCTAGAAATTTCCTTCTCCAATTCTTTTGTTTTTTTCTTCTCATATTGTTTTTTTGCCTCAATCATTTTTTCCTTAAAAATGACACGATCATTATACATTTTCTCCATTAGTTCTGGAAGAAAACCACGAATGTCCTTACGATACATAGCACCGTTAGGACAGACCGCATAGTCCTTATACATTTCAAAGGTAAGTTGTTGATTAAGAATCTTATCTACAGTTACGGTAGGATGTCTTTCATCAACAAGAGTTTCTGGACTCACATTAAATTGCATAATTAAATGTGGATATAGACTATTTAAGTCAAAATTTACAACCCAATCATAAATTCCAGGAACAGGTTCTTTTACATAAGCACCAGCATACTTAGAATCCTTATCAGTTTTTTCTTTTGGGGGGATAACAATATCCCTCTTCTTCAAATAGTTGTAGATAATAGTATCCCACATACGAACTTGTGAAAATACATCCTCATAATTTACCTTTCCATCATATGCCATCGTAAGGGCAAGTTCAATCAGTTTCATCTTGTCTTCCAAACGGTCAACAAGTTCTACGTCGATAATGTTATACTCTACGAATTTCTGCCAACCCTTAGTATAGAAGTCTTTGAATGTATCAAACTCGGAGTGGTCAAGTTTTTTTTGCCCAAGTTCCACACTCACAATATGATCTAGGCGATAAGATTCCTGTGCTTTATATGTAAATTTTTTATAAAGTTTGATATAATCAAGTTGACTAATACCTCCAATATCATAGGAAATATGCTTTCTTCCAGAGATATAAGTTTCATCCTCAGTTACAAGTCCCCAAGGTGACATTCTCTTCATCAGTTTTTCGCCCAAAATTCTTTCTAGACGACGAACTAGATATGGAATATCATAAAGTTCACTATTCCAACCAGTAATAACTTCTGGAGTATTTTCCTCAATCATCCACCAGTGGATAAAATCATTTAAAAGACTATGCTCATCAGAAAATGCTCGGTAAGAAACATTAGTTTGTTTATTGTCAAATGGACCCAACCCCCAAGTACGAATCTGTTTGGTATTATAGTCTTGAAGTGTAATAAGCAGCACTTCTTCTGCAGCATTTTCTACATCTGGAAATCCATTTTCCGATGCAACCTCAATATCAATTGTTGTTAGTTTAATTTTACTAATATCAAACTTAATTTCATTTTCTGGATATTTATCGGAAATGTATTGATAAATGTACTTCTCATTTCCATAGATTTTAAAATTTTCTACCCCATTATACGTTTTAAAAAACTCTCTACAATCTCTCACAGAACCAGGTTGAACTGCTTCAACATATTCACCATTCAGTGTTTTATATTTGGTTGGTTTTTTAGACGGAACAAAAAGAGTTGGAGAAAACTTCTCACGGGTCATAAAATGTCTACCATTTTCATAACCACGAACCAAGAAGTGGTCCCCAACCATTTGTACGTTTGTATAAAAATTCATCAGGTAGTTAGTTCAAGATACTTTGTAACAATTTCCGGAGTCGGTTCTGCGATTGTAAGAATACTATCAGAATGAATCATTAGTTCAGTCTGATTAGTAACTTCTGGCCAGGGTCTCATATCATCTATACTCAAAAACTGATATGGATTGATTAGTTTACAATCAGGTTCTCCAAGTTCAGAACCAACTTCAATAATCTCAGTAATTAATACCGTATCAACCTTCAATAGAAGACACTTCACATTCCGTTCCATTTACCTTTTCCTCATACATTTTTTTAATATCTTTAACTGGTTCAACAATTGTTACAACCCAATCGGGACGAACTGGAATCTCATTATCACTTGTAAAGAGAATCCAAGAAGAAAATGTTACACTTACAGTACCATCTTCGGATCCTATTGGTTCTTCCGTCAAGAAAATTGAATTACTGACCTGCATTTTATGTGGATTTGTGAATAAGTACCCACACACTTTATCTTCAGAAATCAATTCCTTAATATCGGCAATTACTGATTCTCCAGATTTTAATAGAGCAATTTTTACAGACATTTTTAGTTTTCCTCTCAATTCATTATAGCATAAAAAAGGGAGGTGTCAACTGGTTTTTGCCAGTTACCTCCCTGCGGCAACGATATTTTTGGGGCAGCCTCAAGTATTTATAGGTACTCTTTTCTGCTGTGGTGTTCTGGAACAATCTTACCTAGTCGAATGGTAAGTAGTCCGTCCTCAAAGGTGACTTCTCGGACTTCGGTGTCGTCTGATAGTGTCCATGCTCTTTTGAAACTTCGTTGAGCCAGACCCTTGTGGACAAACGTCCTATCCGATTCAGTATCTGATTTTTGCCCTTCGACAAAAAGTTTTCCATACTCTGTGAAGACATTTACTTCTCCTCTCTTAAATCCTGCAAGTGCAATCTCTAAATGAGACTCTACATTATTTACCTGAATTAGATTGTAGGGTGGATAGTTATTTGTAGTTTCGTGAAGATTGAATAGACGATCAAAATATTCGTCCATTCCAATACTATTGCGAGTAATCCTATCCATTAGAGCAGGAAGATCCGCAGCAGTATATCTCGTAAGATTAGTCATTATGGTAGCTCCTTTTTAAAGCGAGTTTGTGTTTTGTGGACCCCGAAGGCGTCCTTACTATTATATATGAGTTCATAATAAAAAAGGGAGTGTTGAACTCCCTACTTTATTATTCGGTTTCTTCAACCTTTTTCTTCTTAGAACCAATATTATACTTAGTCTCTAGAATCCAGTCACCTTTTTCCTTATGCGGGAGAACTTTAATTTGATTTAGAGGGGCAATATCCTGAACCTTGCTCACATCAACTACTTCAACCAATCCCCAATCAGCAATTAACTGAACGATACGATTACGACGCTGAATATCATTTACAGTTAAGTTTGCGTGTTTGCCATCCAGAGCAAAAAGTTCTTTAAAGTGTGTAATAAAATAACGACCTTGCTTATGAAGAATGTGACAACTCTGATAAAGTTTCTTCTCTTTTCTTGAGGCAACTCCAATACGAGTCAAAGTTTCACGAACTTTTAAGAAATCATCTGGTTCATTCAGAATGACTTCTATCATCATATCAGGCGACCATTGTACAGTGGGTTCTTGAACGACACTCATTTTGTTCCTCCAGTTTCAAATTTCGATTTAATAAATGTTAGTTGTTCTTTTGTTAGAATCCTCAAAGCCTGCTGTGCCTTTTCATTACTATAACCATAATAACGCTTGACAATATCAAGATCTTTGATTTTATCTTTACGAATCCAAGGAGAATATCTCCTCTTAACTCTCAGAATATTTATAAGAAAGTCATATTGCATTTTTTTAGGAAGAAAATGATACTGATTCAATTCATTAACAAACATAATACAATCAATTTCTCCGGAAAGACACCGATTGATAATATATGGTGCATACCCCTTCTCAGTTGAAGGGTCTTCGTCAATCAGGTTCTTCTTTGTTTGATTGATCGAGTTCAACCAGTCCTTCAATTCAGTCACCAATCAATCCCTCACTTTTTAATCTATTGTAATTATAACATCCATCAAAATTAAATTGGATTTTGGGAGTTTTTGTGTAATTAAATAATAGCAGTTCTTTACGTTGTTTTTGATCTCTCATATATTCACCTACTGAACGCATCGTATAAGTTAAATCAAACTCAGCGGCAGTCCAGTTCGTAAATCTATCTTTTACAAGTTGATCTGAATTATAACTCACTAATTGATCCATATTATTAGAATCGCAATCAGCAGCAAACTTATCGTGATCAAATCCTTTGTGCATTGATCCCTTACGCCCATAGAGATTATCCTTAATGTCATAAGGAGGATCGAGATACATAAAAGCACCTTTGTTTCCATCCATTAGATAATCATAGGAATAATTAGTTATACGCCAATTTGCAATCAGTTTAGAATACTCCGAAAGTTTTTCAATACCTCTCAGTGAAAAATTGCTATTCGATGCTTGTGGAGAAAAAGAAGAACTTTCGGTAAGACCACTAAAGGAGCACTTATTGACGATATAAAATCTGACTGCTCGCTCAAAATCTCCAGTCTTAGGATCATTTAGGATAGTTTTAGAGATGTCAAACAACCCCCTTGCAGAATCAGGATCAGGGCAGGCACTCTTAAAATGTAAGAGATGGTCCTTAAGTTCCGTTCCAAACATCTGGAGTTGCTGCCAGAAGATTACAAGCGGAGAATAAAGGTCATTCACCCAAATCTTGAGGTCTGGATATTTTTTAGTAATATGAATTGCCACAGAACCACCGCCAAGAAATGGTTCTCGGAACTCATCATAATTACGAAGATCTGGGAAATAAGGGTCCATCTTGGTACAAGCACGGGACTTGCCGCCAGGATACCGCAAAGGGGTTTTAAGAGATTTCTGTGTTTTCATAATCAGATTTGTGATACTTCAAGTATTCCCAAAAGGTAAGTTTCATTTCTTTATGCGTCATACCACAGTGCTTTGCTGCAGCAGGAAGAGTCATTTTAGCACGAAAGAGTGCTTCATTTGCCTCTTTCACATTCTCTGGAGTTGTTTTAACAGGTTCTTCTTTAAGATTCTTATATGAGATTTTATACTGGTTCACTTGAAATTGCACTCCACCATTATTTCAGTCAAGCAAGCAAGAAGATTTATCTCTTGGTCCGCAACAAATGCCGATTGATATTGATACTTTGCCACAACTAATACTGCGGCAGCAATAGAAGGTCCATCAAGAACATCGTACAAGGAGTCATAGATACGACGCAAAATGATATTGGTGTCATTATCCAAATTGGAAACAACCCACTTACGAACTTCGGAAAAGTTCTTTTCTTTCAGATACTTGTTTAGTTCATTTACGGAGATGTCCGAAAAGGATGCCAAAATACCCGAATCAATTTCACCACTAACAGAATATCTTTGACATTCGTTGGTGACCCGTCTGAAGTCTGGGAAGTGTTTGTTTATTAGTTCCGCAAGGACCTTCGGATCATATCTGACGCTCTCCTTATCCAGGATGTTTTGTAGACGCTTGAAGAAGGATCCTGCCAACTTAGTCTTTTCTTTTCCTTTGATTGTGAAGTCAATGACGGCACATCGGGAGTGAAGAGGTTCAATGATTTTGTTTTTGTAGTTGCAGGTGAAGATGAATCGACAATTACCAGCAAATTCCTCAATAAACGCCCGTAAGAGGAGTTGAACATCGTTACTTGTGTTATCTGCCTCATCAATAAGGACGACTTTGTGTTTAGCATCTGACGAAAGTGAGACGGTCGAAGCGAAGTTTTTCGCATTGTTTCGGACAGTATCGAGGAATCTACCTTCGTCGGATCCATTGATGACATAACAATCTACCCCCAATTCATTACATAGTGCCTTTGCCACAGTGGTTTTTCCCACACCAGCAGGACCACAAAGAAGCAAGTTAGGCAGTTCGCCACTATTTAGAAAATCTTGAAACGACTTTTTAGTCTGTTCGGGAAGAATACATTCTTCAATTGTTTTTGGGCGGTATCGTTCGCACCATAAGAAATCACTCATAATCAATCAAATCCATTCAGGTTTTCTTTGTGGCATACGAAGATAATTAGATGCAACCCAAGGTTTGGATGCAATATACATCTTGTAAGCAGTAAAAGTGTCAATGCTTGTGTCAAATTTATATTCATCGGGCATAGCACGGGCAAATGGTGTTACATTAGTAATCTTCCCCTTAGGAAACAAATAGTAGGCATCTACAAGAGTATTGTAGCACGAATGGGTCTTACCATACCGCAACGTATATTCATCACACAGATTCATACCCCACTTAATTAGCCAGTAGGCATTATCAATAGTCTTTGCTGCCCATTGAGTACAGGGATGATTACGGAAAGCACCTTTCTCCGTTGCATATGGAGTTCCATCTTTTTTAGGAAGAGTTCCATAATCGTGTCCCCACTTTGTTGATGCTACAATAGAGAGCATTTGACAGCATTCAAGCGGCATTTTAACTATGTGTTTGTCCGGAAGACAAATTGCAGACTCTGCCGGAAATTCAGAAGTAACAAAAATATTCATCAGAAACAATATTTCTTAAGATGGTAAAGAACTTCTTCTGGTTTATCTTCTAGATAATATGCCTCTGTTTCATAAATGGCATATGAACCAGTTGCCTTTACTGACCGCATAACATCATTTAGTTTATACTGGTTCAGAGAAGCAGATATTCCCAGTTTACCACCCTTACACGCCTGTGCAACGTGAACTGCTTCGTGATACACAGTTTCATTTACATAATGCTTTACTGGACTAATTGTGTTTTTGATATTATCTAAACAAATTATAAAGTCGGGAGACTTTAGAAGTCCAAATAACTGCTTGTCTCTACAGACTGGAGCATTTTCTCTAACATTATAATTCTTTAGCATAATTTTGCTAATTATTTCCTGACCAGCAGGAGTCAAATAGAGTAGAAATTCCATAATAAAGAAGAAAGAATCAATTAAAAGTGCTGTCTGGTTCCAGAGCAATCCAGTAAGAAAGATTGTGCTTCGTGTTGGTAAATTGTGACAGAAGTTTCCGTGACACAACCACATTATAGGCACCAGAAACAATCTTACTGATGTTCTCAACCTTGAAGTTGAAAGTAAATTGTTCGTCAGTTTCACCCACAACGATAGAGTATTCGTTAGAAGTATCATTCTTCTTATCACGAACCACCAGACGAATCACACCGGCATCACCAATTGCCGAAATATCAGGCAACTGATAAACTCCTGCTGCTTTCACCAGTTTCTCCAGAGAACCAGTTTCCAACTGAAAACACACATCTTCGGAAGGAAGTTTGATTTCTTTTTCTGGAGGAGAAATGATTACGTTAGGGTCGGCATAGAAATACTTGACCCTACGCTTACCTTCACGAATGGTAATATAAGAATCTTCGGTAAAATCAAGGTCTGGGTCCTGATGAAGACTCAAACCATTCAGGAACTGATTCAGGTCATAAACCGCAAATTCACGAGGGAAATCTTCGGTAATTTCTGCCTCTGCCAAAATGTTCTTGGCAATAGAAATTGTGCGAAGTTTATTACCCTGCTTTACGAGAATAGACTGATTGATACCGGCAAAGTTCTTGAGAAGAGTCAGAGTATTGTCAGAGAGTTTCATAGTGTTTTCTTTCAGTTTCATAATAATCAGCGATTGAATTCGGAGAGTCCATTATCTTTACGAGTATAATGCCCGTCAAAGTGGAGAAGTAGCATAGCATAGTGAATGACTTTCATCAAGTCACGCTTATTGCGACCATCCTTGTCCCCATAACGAGAACCATACTTCAGGATGTTTGCCTGACAGAAACCTGCTGCCAGTTTTTTTGCTGCCATCAGGTCAATAGTCTGAATATCGGCATAACCATCACTATCACCACAGTAATGACCGTGATAGGTAGTAGTCACATATTCTTCAACATCTTTAAGGATTTTATCTTCGTTGTATTTCCAAAGATGATTTGTTTTATCAGTCATAGTAACAGGAGTTTTTGTAACATTAAGTATGCCAGTCTCACCATTCATAGTGAGATTGAATTTATTGATAAGATTTTGTTCGTCTTCAGGTCCAAACATAAGGGGAGAAGTCATAATTAACCTCCCCCAATTATATCAGAAGGGAAGGTTAATGTCAATCTCCCTACCACCCTCAATAGTCAGTTCAAGAGTTTCGGAAGGCATTACAAAATCGGCATCAATCTTATCGTACAGTTCCAAGAAGGCAGTTTTGGTTTCATCATCAAAACGATTGATACAAACCTGAATTGCTTTTGCCTTATCACCAAAGATGCTGTAGGCACGGACGATATGAACCAGTCGGCGGGTAGAGATAATTTCTTCAATACCACCATCATAGAATGTCTTACGGATTACGTCACCCCAATCTGCCAACCGCTTACAAAAATCATCAATCTCGGTAAGACCCAGAGATGCTGCGATTCCCTGAAGGATGCGAATCTCAGTAGCAGCAGCAGGATATGGTTGCTCAAAGGTCACGCAGAACCGCTCTAGGAACGCTTCGTTGAGCACGTTGGTGCCGATGAACCTACCGTCCTCAGAACCCTTTCCCTTGGTGTTTGCGGTGGCAATCACGTTGAATCCGGGAGCAGGTTTGACGAACCGTCCGATTTTTTTCAGGAACACACCCTTACCTTCAAGAATGGATTGAAGGCACAGGATTTTATTGGAAGCAAGGTCAACCTCATCCAGAAGCAATACGGCACCACGCTCAAGTGCCTCAATCACAGGACCGTTGTGCCAAGCAGTTTCACCATTCACGAGACGGAAACCACCAATCAAATCATCCTCATCGGTTTCAATAGTGATATTCACACGGATAAGTTCCCGCTTTAGTTGAGCACACGCTTGCTCCACACTGAACGTTTTACCATTACCCGAAAGACCCGTAATGAACGTAGGATAAAAAAGACGGGACTGAAGAATTTTTTTAACATCAGCAAAACTACCAAACTTGACGAAGGTATCATCTTTATCGGGAATAAGGTTTTGCTGATGCTCAGGAAGAACCGCAACATTTTGGAAAGAACGCTCAATCTCTTCTACACGCTCTTGAGTCACTTCAAGGTTCCATTTGCCACGGGAAGTTTTGTATTGTGAGAGTTTATTGCTTACGGTTTGATAGTTGAGCGAACGAGAGGCACAGAAACCCTTGAGGTCGCCAGAAGTAATTTCAGTACCATAAAGTTCTTTGATTGCTTCAATCAGTTGGGCGTCATTCACGGCAGTTTTGCGAGGCATAATCTAGTTAGGTGGTTTTGTTTAACTGAAGTAATTATACAATAAAAAAGGGGGTCGTGGGACCCCCTATGGACGGTTTTAAGATTGGACCTGCTGGTTTCGTAGTTTATCTATGTACTCAAGACTCGCACAATGACCCCTATAAC